CAACCTCAATAACAGAGCCTTTTTGAATGTAATTTTTCATTTTTTATTTTTTATAGATTAAAAATAAGGCGGTTTCAATTACAAAACCGCCCTTTATAATTTATGCAGGAACCGCACCGTTATTACGATACAATCCTCTCCAGTCAATCGCTTTTGCAGCAAAAATTAATCTTGCTTTTACCTCCAAACCGTCAGTGTCGAAACCTTCTCTTTGGTCGATAAACAACTCTTCTTGTCCAGCTAAAAACGCATACTCTACAGTGTCTAAACTTGCAGGATCAGCAGCCAAAAACCACTCATAGTTTTCAATTTCAGCGTCAACAACTAAAGTTAATCCAGTCAAAGAACCAACTGGAGTATCACTTTGTTTTGTTGCAACAAAATTAACAGAAGTCAATTTTTGAGCTAAAAACTCATTCTTTGGTCCAACAATAAGGAATTTTGGTTTCAAGTTTAACTTGTTACCAGCAGCATCTTTTTGACTTCTGAAGGCAGTGTAAGCGGTTGTTAAACTTGCTTCAGATAATGCAGTTCCTCCAGCTGTTTGATTCGCTGCCGTACCTACGAAATTTCCATGTGCTGCTGAAAACAAAGCGTTTCCATCATTCATTTGAGTAAATCCGTTAGCTAACAACATAGAATAAACAATGTTTGTTTGCAATCTTGCAGCAGACGCAGCAAATGCTTGTGGCAATCTATCAAATGCGCTCAAATCATCATTTATAATAGCTTCCCATGTAATACCGATAATTTTACCGTATTTAGCTAACTTGTAAGTTTCGCCACCTTCAGAAAAAGTACCATATTTGTATTCTCCACCTTCTTGAACTTTTTCAAGATTACCCAACATTTCAGATAAACGAACACGTGTAACGGCTCTAAAGTCATTCATTGTTGAACGTCTAGCCCAAGCAGTAAAAGTTCTTTCTTGAATAGCGTATTGAGCTAACAGTGTACGATTAACTGTATCCATCAATAATAATGGAAAATCAGTTGTGTGATGCAATCCACGCACTTTGCCTCCAAGAGCAAAAGTTGCAATGTCTTTAGAACTCATTCCTGAAGTTCTAACTCCTGAACGGATCAAAGCCTCTTCAGCAAATCTAAGCAAGTTCATGCCTCTGAAATCTTCGGCAGCTCTTACATTTTCTTCACCCATGACAGTTGCAGCATTAGGATTGATTCTAAGCACTAATGCATTGGTCATTGCCGAACGTGTTTTTTCTTTATCATCCTGCACTTGTTGTACAGATTGATTTGGGTTTGCGGGTTGCAATTTTTCCCATTCAACCAAGGCACGCTGTCCAGCAGTTGCGAGGTCTATATTTTCTTCAATCAAAGTTTCAGCGACTGACTGAGGTAAGCCCAAGGCTCTACAGTGTGCCGAAATACCTTTGATTCTAGCACGCTCTTCGCTAGCGGCTGCCGAACGTGTTGCGTTTTCGCTAGCTAATTTCTCGGCAGCTAAAGCAGCTTTTTCTTCTTCAGTCATTTCTATTGTGTTTAAATTAGTATTATTTTCTTGTTCTTCAACGTTTTCAACAACTGGAATAGTTGCAGGTATTTCTTCACTGATAACAACTTCATTTGTTCCATCTTCTGAACGCACACGACTATTGACATCTGCCTGTACTGGCGTGAATGAAATTTCAGTTGCCTCCCATTTTGTCGCGCTATATAGCGGTGTTTTTCCTTCAGTTCTAGTAACTTGATATTCGTAAACATTATATCCTACTGAAATTCCAGTTACTATCTTGTCACGTACCTTATTCATTAACTCGGTGTCGCTTTCTGAACTACCAAAACGAATTTTTGCAACTCCAGCCCCATTTTCAAAACGAGCATCTGAAACAACACCTACAACATTATCCGCTGTTTTTCCGTAACGATTGTGATTATCCAAAGCAGGCGCACCGTTATTAAGACGTTTCAAATCACCGTTTTCAGGCATGCAAATTAAAACTTCATCAACCATTTCGTAAGCATCCCAATCAAATGTTCTTACAGCTGTTTCGGTTGCAAAAATCACCTCTACAGTTCTATCGGCTTCGTTAAAACTATCCGCTTTAAACTCCGCACGTGTACGCTGATTAGGTAACTGTCTAGTTTCTTTTTTAATTTCTGGCATAATATACTATTATTTTACAAATATATAATTTTTTTGAATTATACAACGATTTTTACATTTATTTTTTAAGCTTCGAAATCAGAATTGTCTTTAGCGACTGCTAACGTGATAGGCCGTCTAAATCCATTGTCTTCTTTCCATGCGGCAATAACAGCCTCTGACATTTCAGGAAATTTAGCCAACGATCTAAAATATTCCTCGTCTTTGTCGGTTGGTGTGATTGTTCCGGCACGAACACCAACACCGTAAGCATCCAAAACTCGTTTTAAATCTTCTGGATTCAATTTTTCTGAACCGTCTGGAGCTTATAATGTTCCAGCGACTTCTTTTTCTAAAATCCACTCAACATTTATTCCAGCCTCTTCAAACATTTTTTTATCAACTTTCATTTGCTCTAAAAGAGTATCAGGATTGTAGCCCCTACGCTTGCAGGCTTCTGTCCATGAAACCAAGCCTGATTTCAATTCGAGAATCAAACCGTTCATCTCCTTAACCGGATCAATCATTTCACGTCCTTGTGGTGTCCACTCCGCACCTGCATTTTTATTTAAAATCATTTTTATTTTCAAACCTTCAATAAACCAAGCCCAAATTTTATCACAAAATTGCGGGATAAACATATTATACTGCCAGTCTTCAATTTGTCTTTGCGCTTCAATCCAACCCATACGACCGCTGGAGAAATTCACATTACCCATGTCGCCAGTAAGCTGTTCGTAAGTGATTCCATAACCAGCAGCGTTTTCTTGTTGATTCTTAGAAACGTATTCCGAAAAGCTTGAAGGCGTTGGAGGATTATTAAAAGTTACTGTTTCGCCAGGCGCAAGCCTTTCAATTATTCCAGGTTCCATTCTGTCAATTTCTTGACCTGTCGCAGTATCTAAACTACCCAATCCATCGCCTGCCTCTTGCTTAGTAGTAAAAGCTACATGACAAGCAGCTACTTTTTGAAGCATCAATTGAGCGTCTTTATAATCAGCAAGATCACGCATTGACAACATTGTTGCAGTACCAAACGGAACGCCCCTGACTTGCTCTGGAAACTCTTTGTAAAACACATGAATCATGTCATCAGCACTTACAAATTTAGGAGCCAATTTCATGGTATATTCATTATTCGGATTATGGTCAAAAACCCAATATCCAACACGCTTACCTTGATTATTAAACTCCACACCCTGAACGACATAGTTTCCTTCACGTTCAGTTATCATATACGAATTTTTGGTATGGTCGACCATGTGAGGTGCGAGTACCTGCAATTTTATAGGGTGTCTGGAATTTGCGTCTCTACGTTTTAAAACAAAAACTTCGCCCTGCATAGCCACATTTCGCATTACTAAACTTTGAAGACCGTATAAAGAGAAGAACCCGTCAAAGTCGCAATCTGTTTTTTCTGCCCAAGCCTTCCACTCGTCTTTTATTTTTTGAGTTTCTCCCTTAGATAAATTAGAATCTGATTTTACAGGCGTTGGCATAATTCCAGTGCCAATGACGTTATTCTGGATTGTGCGTATCGCTTTAAAAATAGAAGCGTTATTTTTGTAACCATGCACGGAACGATCACGTAAAGTTTTTAAAGACTTCTGAATATCGCTATTTGCATTCTCAGAAGTATTATAAGGCATCCAGCCATCGCCTCTACGTCCTTTTGTTGCTGCTTCATAACCTCTGATTCCTGAGTTTATAGTTTTTTCAATAGCACGAAATTTGGCACGTTCAGCACCTGCCTTTGGGTTGAAAATTGATATCGTTTTGTCAATTATATTCATAAGTTATGATTATAGGCAGTTATATTCATGATTATCTACAGTTGCTAGTTCCTTTCGAAAAACTTGCAAATTTTCGTCCGTTATTAGTGTTTTGTTCTGGAAATAAACAATTTTTCATCATTAATTGAATACGAATCATTTCGTCCAGCGATCGATACTTAACCGTTTTGTCTCCATATTGAACCTCTAAAGCTCCTGAAACGATAGCATCGCTTAATGTCTGATATTGCAGTAATGTATATTGAGTACATGCCATAAGATAAATTTTTGTAAATATATAAAAAACCGTGAAATAATTCACGGTTTAAATTAAATTAAATTATACGGAACAATAACGCTGTAAATAACATTTATTAGCCTATTTTTTTTCATCTAATTTAAGTCCATTGTCTATCCAACTCTGGCTGTCTTGTATAAGTCTAAAAGTTCTAACAGACGCAAAGTTTGTTACCTTGAAATATTCAAAAGTTAATCCATAATCAGTATCTTTTAATTTGTCTAAAACGGCATTTTCTATCCCTGAAGGGGTTATCTCTTTTGCGTCATTAGTCCATATAAAATCAGAAACATAACCCATTACCATATTTGTCAACGTTCCTTCTGGATGATACAATGAAGAATATAGTTTTTCTAAATCTTTTATCTTGTAACCAAAAGCCGAGTTTAAAGTTATGGTTTTACCATCTTTTGTTGTTAAGGTTTGCAAACACGCTTGAACCATTCTAGTCCTAGTTTCCTGAACATATACAGAATCTAAATATGGTATTTTAAAATAAATACCTCCGTTTACTTTCCTTACTTTTTCTCCTTTCCTGACAATTAACCCTTGCTCCCAAGGCTGTATAATTATCCAAATTTTAAAAACATTAAACACGTATTCTAAGAAATCCTTTATTTGCCCCATGTGATAGATTTTAAATTAATAATAAGCAAATATAAACATTAAATTTAAATAACTACCAATACCCGCTATTTTTTTTCTTTTTATTTTCTACTGGTTTTTTTACGTCGACTATTTTTACTACTTCAACAGTGCTTTGAGCTTTTATTTTATCCCAAGTATCATCTTTAAATCTATCTATCCCTATAATATAAGCAGCAGCACGAGCATAATTACGAACGTCCAAAGCTTCATTTCTAGCTCCTGATTTTTTAGTCCATTGGTATTCTGCAAAACCCTTTTTATTGATTACCTGTACTTGTTGTTCTGCAGTAAGCATGTTGAAATAATACCTATCGTATTGCGGGAAGTGACAATAGCCTTCTGGATAAACTTCCACGCCTTCAATTTCAGTAGGTTTTAATTTCAGAAACCCATACAATTCAGATTTCAATAATCCAGTTCCAAGATACCAAATTTTACGACTTTCGATTTTTTTTCCACTACGAGCCACGTTATATGCTCTTGGAGGCGACACCATAACATCTTTTACACTGTCACGCCCCATAATCGGAACTACTTTTGAATATGGAAACTTTGAAGTAAAATCGTAAACAGTAGATGTTTTATAACCTGCATCTATACAGGTCAAATTTACTGACATCAAATAATCTCCACAATCGTACTGCTTATTAATTTGTATTCTTAGCTGTTCCCAAACTTCTGCTTTTGAAGTATCACCGACAAAAACAAAATACTCTATTGACCAAGTTTCACGTCCTTTACCCCAGCCAACAACTTCGCCTTCGATACGGTCTCCTTGAATATCTACTCCCATAGTTAAAAAATAAACGCCTTCTGGAATGGTTCCGATTTCGTATGATTCTCTACGGTTGTATAAATTTTCGGAATCTGGCGCATCGCCTTTTATTTTAAATGTTTCGCCAAGAACTGTATTTACGAACGTGCGATATTTATTCACATCATTTTTTACTTTCAGATAATCACGAATAACTTCTTCCCAAGAATAGAATCCAGCTGGAGAATATAAACTTGAAAGATGGTAACTGTACTTTCTTGGATTGTTTGACACAGATGTTGGTCTCCATTCAGCAAAACCGCCATGTCCTTTTTCTGCAAGCATTGCGGTTTTATGACGTTCTTCATGCAAAAAACCGCATTCAGGGCAAGCCATTCTTGTAGTTTCTGGCCTTGATTCATCGTAAGTCAAATACTCAAATTTTAGCACAAACAAATCATTACAACCTTGACATTGGACGTTATAATATCGTTGGTCACCGTCTAAAAATTCAGCCCAAATAACAGACTCACCCTCATTGGTTGGTGTGCTAGCCAAAAATAATTTTCTATTTTGGAACGTTCTTGCTCTGGCTCGGGCCAAATCCACTGGCGAACCTTCTTGACCTGCCGACAATGGATAACGGTCAACTTCATCGAGCATTATTTTAGCAGCAGGCGTACTTGATAATCCAACAGGACTATTAGCACCGATCATTAAAAGAACTCCACCCGGAAAACTTTTCGATGTAATTGTATTTTCTGCATCCTTGGAACCAACGGCTTTTATTTTCGAACTCAATGACGGTGCAGCATCAATCATTGGTTTTATTCTAGTACGGGAATTCTTTTTTATAGCTTCATCCGTAGGCATGACCAAAAGAATAATTGACGGGTTCATATCAATTGAATACCCAACAAAATTATTCATTGTTTCGGTTGCGCCAACTTGTGCGCCTTTAGCAAAAACAACTTCCTGAGCGTGTGAAGTCTTGCCTAAGTGATCTTGAATTTCTCTAAGGAAAGGAGTTCTTTCAACTCGATAACGACCGGGTTCAGCAGACGAAACCGAAGTAAGAAATCTGTTTTGATTAGCCCATTCTGAAACTGTTAAGTTTGGAATAGGGCGTAATCCATTTGCGAATGGTTTTCGAATTAAATTTTCTTCATCTGTCATTTTAACTCACGTGAATTTATATCGGACAATAATTCTAATGTACCATGTATTTCGTCAACTAAAATTTTTCTGGCTTCGTGACGTTTTTCGGCAACCGCTAAAATTCTATCTATAATTCGATCAGGTATGCTTTCGAATGCATTTCTGATTTCTTGTCCGTACCCAAACAAAACTGAATTTACTTTATCGATTGGAACTAGCTGACCCTGTCTTTCTCTATAGGCTATCTGTAATATTTTTGCCTTCAAAATAGCTGTGATTCTTTCGGCTTCAGGCTTATCAATATAGCCGTCTAAATCAGCCGAAACAGTTTCGTCATTCAAATCATCAGCATCGAAATTTGGTAGTTTCTCATGCATCATTTCTTCTACAAACTCTTCGATTGTTTCGGCTTCTTTTTTTGGTTTTTTTGGAGCTGGTATCGGTTTAACCGAGGCTGGTTTTTTTATGACTGGTTTTTTAACCTCAACTGATTCAGATAAAAATTCTTTCAATATAGGTTTACCCCATTCATTGGAGGCAATCGATGGATTGGGTAGTTTAGATACTGCGACAGGTCAAGAAATTGACAGAATGGAACCTGGAATAATTGAAAGGCTTGCGCCTGGCG